AAACTGAGATAGGTTGCGCATTTCTTCAACTGTACTGATAATGTGCTTGCCAACTGTGTCATATGGTGTACCACCTTCGCTTACGTGAACTGCCATTGCCCTGGCACCGTTCAAGTAGTTAATTGGGAAACGAAACTTTTCGCCATTGCTTTCAATAAAAATACGATCGATGTGTCTGCTACGTGAGCCACGCACTTCTTCATCTACTGTCTTTTTATGGTATACTACCAATGTAGCATTTTCAAATTGTTGTTTACTTTTGCGCTTGCTACCATACATTTTTGATTCTGTAATTTCCACTTCGTCTTCCTTGAAAGGTCCATCATTTTGTTTAATATACTCAAAATCTCTAGTGTCCAATTGATCTTTTTGTATATCTCTAGCATCAAACATTAACATGTTCTGTTTTGCAAAAAGTCTCAAATCTTTAAGAAATCTATACCAATTGTTTGGTGAAGCAATATTTTCAACCATGTCATGATTAAAATATACCTTTAAGCTTCTATTGTCAATTATACTAATGCTAACAGTTCCAGCAGATTTATCTTTTTCTTTATACTCAAAAGTAAAAAACCGAGCCTCAGATGGGTCATTTACAACTTCAGTTTCATCGTTACCGATAGTTACTGGAGAAAATTGTGCTCTTAACTTTTGAAAAAGATCGTTTGCTGTTTTGTTTAATGGTTTCATGATATTTATATTTATCCGTTATAAAAGAATAAATGGCATAGGCTCAACTACATCATCTAAGCTATCCTGTAATCGTTTTTGTATTTCTGGATCATAACTTTGTAATGTTACACTCATACGTAGAGCAAGTACTGTACTCATTACAAGATCATCTTTTTCTCCAGGTTTTGCTGCATAACTGCTACCATTAGCAACAAAATGTTTAAGTTCACCTATTAGGGTCTTGCTGTTTATTGACATTCGATTCGATTCAATAAGATTTTTCATTTTAGCACACGCAGTTAATTTACTTTTGTTAGTAGTGTTAAACCCTTTGCGAAATCTTCTAGCATTGCCAGGTTTATATGGTTCACTTAAAAAGATACCGTGTATATTTTCTTCTCCAATTTCACTGATACTTACTAGTGCGGCTTCGCCTAAAGTATTATTTTCTACACTGTAATAAACATTATACTGGTCTTGAATAGCTTCACTAATATACTTGGTTATTTCGGCAAGTATACGAACTTGTCTTTGTATTGTTGTTTTATTATGCATCCATTCTGCTACTTGAATCATTTCGGGCAATTCGTATACCTGCATTGCAGAGTTGTCACCACCGGTACCTAGACTAGGATCTAATGCAACAACATATATTTTTCCTTTTTCTGGTGTTTTCCACCAACGAACTTGACCTTGTTTTTGCAAAGGATCGCTGCCAGTCATCTCCATTAACGTTAAGCTATTAATTAAAGTTTCATCAAAAATCACCGGTTCGCATAAGTGTTCACGTTTAAAACGTTCTTCGCCTACTCGACTCATTTCCTCTGCTGCCCAAGTTTTATCTCGGTCCGGATGCTTATCCCACGTAGCAATATAGCCAGCAAAGCCGTTAATACCGAGCTTGGTTTCATTGCCAAACTCGTCTACACGCTTATTGGCACCCTTCCACAATAACCAAAACTGATCTTCGTCGCTGTTTGGTGTGCTAGTAATAATAGCCTTACCGCCTGTTGCCAATGTAGGAGAAATACTAGTCCAAAATTCTTTGGCAATACTAGGACGCACAAATGCAAATTCGTCACAGTATAGAAGCGTAATACTCATACCACGTCCAGTAGTTTCTGTGGTTGTTTGACTAACAATACGTGAACCATTGTCAAATTCTATACTGCCTTTGTTATAACTAGTAACACCAGCACGTATATGATTAGGACACAATTCGTATGCATAACGTATACGCTGCATAATTTCTTGTGCACCTGAATACTTGTGTGCTGCAATAAGAATAGTGCTATCAGGTACAAACATTGCATACCACAACAAGTACCCAGACGCTGTTGTGGTTTTGCCCATTTGTCGTCCTAGCAAGTTAATACTGAAACGATTTTCGTGATAATATGTTATTAAATCTTTTTGGTATTCAAATGCTTTATATAACATTCTACCTTTTGTAGGGTGCTGTATACTAAAAAAATTTTCAGTAAAGTAATACGCTCCAGACTCTGGATCGGCACATTTTGCAAACTCTACTAACTGAGAATTACTCATGCTTTCCCGTGCATAAGCTTTCTTAACCAACACACCTTCTAAACTTTTTGACATAATTCTCTTTCAATTAAACTTATGTTACATAGATATTTATAAGCAAGTGTTAGGCGTATATTATTAAAATGGTGTTTCGCCAGTTAAATAAGGTCGTGCAAACCAAAGCTTAAACCAGTCTGGATCGCCGGGTTTTATATCGTTTGCTTTTTGGTGATCTGCTTTTTCCTGTGCAGTAGCAGTCATGTTGTTGTCAAAATTATAAGGGTTCATTCCAGAAAAACTGGCAGGAACGACTCCCGCCAGTTTTTTTAATCTTTCTAGATCATCCATTTCTATAGATAGTATAAGCACCGTATGCAATTGCGCCATACGCAATTAAGTTAGCAAGTGGCGAAAATACAATAATTGCTGCTCCTGCAGCAACCATTAGTACACCATCAACACTGCTACGCTCTGCTAATTTTGCTTTGATACGTTTAACAATCATAGATACTTACCCGTTTAACCGTTTCATGAAGTGTTTCATGTCTGAGAAATCAGCAGACTCATTAACTGCTACTGCTTCTTCCACTGCTTCTTCGACTTCATCATCGTCGTCTTTATCGTCTGCTTTGTTGCCTTTTTTAGCAGCAAGCATTTTTTCAAAAGCGGCTTTTTGAGCTGGACTTTGTGCTTCTTCTAGTTCTTCTTCAGTTGTTTCGTCGTTATCTTCTGCAAGCATTTCGTCAAGGATTGATTGTAGTCTACCTTCAAAAGCTTTCATTGGATTGTCGCCATCTGCTGCTGCCGCAAACTGATTTTTTTCTCTATGTAAATCATCACCACTAGCAATAACTGCGTCAAGATCCATTTCTTGTTCATCTGGGCTGTTAGAGTATTCGTCTTGCATTTCCATTTCTGGTTCTGGCATTGTTGGCATCGCTGGTGCTGGCATACCTGCGTTTTGGAGAATTGCTAGTAGTTCTGCTGCTTCGCCGCCTTCGGCACTTACCATGATTGCTTCTTCTAATTCTTCTTCAGCAACAACTTCTTTGGTTTCTTCCACTGCTTCTGCAACAGCTTCACAACCTTCGCCGCAAGCACTACATCTGCCAGTTCCATTACGCTCATCTTGAACAGGAGCACCGCAACAGTTGCTTACCATACCTTCTGCGTTTTCATCACCTGCAGAGTATGCTTCGTTTGTATCTTCATCTAATTCTTTTGCTTGGGCATATGCTGGTTGAATCATTGTCATGTCTGCTTTTTTAGTGGCTGACATTGCTCTGAATAATTTTTCTATTTCACTATATTTTTCTGTGTCAATACCAGTCATGTCAAAATCTTGTATAAGACTGCCTAAATAATGAACTTGGTCCTTTGTAATTTCACCGTTGTATTGTTTAGAAGTTTTTGCAATATCTACTAGTAATTCCAATGCACTTGTCTTGACTGAGTCTTTGGTCATCTCTCCGTCTTCCATTGCTACTTCTTCAGCTACTACACTGTCTAGACTTTCTAGTAGTGACTTCATTGAGCCTTTTTGCGCTACGCTAGATGCTGTACCTTCGGCACTTTCAACACCGTCAAGGGCAGCTAACATTTTTTTCATATCCATAATATTAAGTTCCTTTAACTTTATTTAGAAATAGTGCCGAGTGCAACTAAAAATTCCTAAAATTATACTAGTGTATTTATCTCACTAGTCTAATTTAATACACATACTTAGCCCATTATCTATAGACTTTAATTTAGGTATCATTACTTCAGTTTCATCAATAGTAGCCGGATTTGGAGCTACTCGCCGGTTTCCAGTAACTCTACCAAGAATTTCGCCTTGTTGAAGTTCGGGTTCTCTAGGCACTATTTTTTGTCCGTTGCCATTTCGTATTTTCTAGTTTCAAGTTCTTTCAACATGTTTTCGTTGTACTTGTCGCCGAATACGTCTTCTTGTTTTTCATCTTCATACTCGGTGCCGGTAATTGGCTCATACTCGCCATCTTTTTCGTCTTTTGCTACTTCGCGAGCAATTTCTTCTGGGTCATTTTTATTAACTGTAACAACATGACTCTCTGGAATTCCAAATACTTCTTGTGCTATTGCTGTAATCTGATGAGGTGCAGCTGGATAATTTGTTTCGATATCAAAAATACTTACTTCGGTATTCTTTACCGACGTGGCAAAACCAGCTGGTTGTTCTTGTATTGGAGTTCTTTTTGGCTTACTAATACTTTCCAATCCAAAGCGATTCATTTGGTTTTCAAATCTTTCCATATGATCGTTGTTGCAATCGCAAGCAATTTTAACACGAAATTCATAAGTTTTACTAGATTCGATTAAAAATTCTGTAAATGTTTTCATTGGGTAATACCTTCTATATGTGTATTTATCAACTATCAGTGTCTTTAGTTCTTAACATTTCGAGCAATGCGTTACGATCTAATTCCCTAGCTGAGCCGGGTTCATCGTCGTCATCAAGCTTGGCTTGTTTTTCCTGCATCTCTAAACGTCTGCGTTTAATATCTAAATCCAATGCTTTGAGTTTTTTATCAATTTTACTTGTCTTAGCAGTAATAGCATGACCTAGTAGCTTACTGGCTGCGTCAAATATTGGAGCACTAAATCTTGGTTCTACATTCATTCCCAAAAAAATTAAGTCGTCATAATGTTTTACAGCCTTAACTGCTAAGTCATCCATTTCTTGATCGCTTGTGCTTAAATCTGTGATATTACTCGACACTGGAATCTGTTGTTCTATTTCGTCAAGTGCTTTAACACCTTCGATATATTCTTCTTCAGTTGGTTGTTCATTGAGGTCAAACAATTCTTCTAATTTATGAGTCATCTTTTCTTTCCCCCTCTATGGTATATATCATTTTCGGTTATCACTCGAAAAATTATTCCTTGCCTTTTACACCAAGCATTGGCAGCCTCCCATTTAGCATAGTTAACTGCAACTGCGGCTTTGTCTCGTTGACTTTTAGCATTTTCCATTGTAGTTTGTTTCATTGGCTTTACTTCAATTAATTCTGCTCTACGCTTGCCACGTTTGTCTGCATACACTATAAAAAAGTCTGGCACATAAATTGTATTCTTTCCTGTAAGAGGATTCTTATAAGGTATTGTTATAGCTTCGCTTGCCCACTGTACGACACTTGGATGGTTATCGCAAAACTGCATGAATGTTAACTCCCAGCCGCTGCGATAGGTTGGCGTCTTTTTTCCTGCATATTTTTCTGGATTTAAAGGATTAAACTTTCCTTGAGCAAACTTTCTTGCCATATCAACTTCTTATATTACGCATTACATTTTGTGATGGAACTGGTTTAGCCGAAAATCCAATCTTACTAGTGTTTCTCCGGGTTCCGTTAAATAATCCTATTAGTGCGGTTTTAAAGCTTTCGTTTTGATTGTATTTTTTAAAATCACCAAGTACAACCATTGGATCAATGCTGTTTTGATGAGTAATTTCAAGCAAACTAGTTGTTAAACTTTTTGCTGCTTCTTTATTATTGTTTGTTCTTGACAGGAAAAATGTGTATACTGCATCATATTGGTTGCTGGTTATTGGAGTTTGAGTATTATAAAAGTTATCAAAATACTGTTCTTGTCCTTGATTACTACTTTGTATTTGAGGTAAATTAGTTGTCATTGGCAATCCTTTATACGTATGGAGGTTTAGTTACTCTTGCATCAGTACTAGGCAAAGGAGGAAACTGACTAGAAAATAGTTTCTGTTCTGCCGGAGTTAATCCGGTTTGAGCTACAGGACTAATAAAAAGTTCAGCTGTATCATTATCCCCGGATGTAAACGTTGTTGGTAAGTTTACTAAATCTTGACTAAGTGTCGAATTGTTAACACTTTGCGATATACGGTTGCTACTAATATTTGTTCCATTGCTTGAAATTCCAGTACCATAAGTTACAGTAGTAGTTGTATTAGCAAAAACAACTGCACCTGCTACTGCTGCTGATTGAGAGGCAATCGCACTACTGTTATTAAAATCCGAGTCAGGAAAACTAAATTCTTGTTTTCCAGCTCCAGCAAATAAAACTACCATTGCAGTTTTGCTTTCTTCGTATTGTATTATATTAGAGTTTTCGTTAGTTTTAGAAACATTTCCTGATACTGGATCTATGTCTGCTGCAATAGACGAAGATGTACTTAAAAAATTACTAGACTGTACTGGAGTATCTGACACAGGCTGGCCGTCTGAGCTTTGTCTAATAGATACATTACTCATTCTTGCATTTAAATTTGTTTCTTCGAGTAAACTTTCGTTCTGATCATAGTTTTCTGGATTATTTTTTCCAAAATCTGATATTTGATCAGTTGTACCTGCACTGTAAATTACATTTTCATATTCGATTGTTAACGTCATTGACATTGTTTTTGCTGCATCGCTATATTCATGATCATCAAATTGTGCACTATTGATTACCGGATTTACTAATAACATTTTACTGTATTCGCTATTTCCCATACTGAATATTTCAATTTTATTAATAAAAGGTAAGTTATTGCCAGTATCTAGACCGTATCGTCTTTTTTGACTATAATTTGCATAAACATCATCAATATTCCATGTACTATTAATTGAATAATTGCTATCAGCATTATAATGTTGATTGTACGCAATCCACATATTCCTAATGTTGTTGGCAATATCATCATGGAATTTCAATTTAATAGGTTGATAAACTACACGTTTGTTTATTATACGTTTTCTATTATATTGATTAAGTGTTTCAGTTTCGAATTGAGTTTCAGGCAGATCGGCCGATCTTACTAAGACACTAATGTCTTTGGTTTCAATTCCTCGCAACCTGCCAAGAAGGTTGTTAAAAGAAAGACTGACGTGAAAATTGAACCCGGTATACGGTGTTTTTGTATAACCGGGTTCTTGTGTAAAGGTCTTTGCTGCATGATGGTAGTCGCGAAGAGCAAAGCTTTGATTTCTTGGACTATTGAGTTCGGCCATTTACGTTTTCGTTAACCTGTTGAGTTAACCCCTACTGTTCTAGTCACTGAAACTCCTACACCACTATCATCTGGCTTTTGTAAAGCATTGTCAAATCTCAACGTCATGCTAATAGTTACAGGTTCACTAGTATTGTATGCTAATTGGTTGTAGTTAACATTCTGAATAAAGCATCCATAAAGTTCCCACGTTTCTAAAATACCTGGTTCTGATGTGCCGTTACCGCCGTCAAGAATTTCAAATTTGGTTTTAAACTTGTAATCCATGCCGCTTGCTGCACTAGCTTGTTCAAAAAAGTCAAACTGTCTTTGTAGTTGTTCGCCGGTAAGTCTACTAACATTCCCGGCTGCATCGTCACGAAGATTAACAGTAACGTCTTGCCAAGTGTGGCGTCCTGCTAGTCTTACTTTACTGTTATACACATCTAGTGTAATGTCATCAAAATCAACTTGTGGTCTTGAAATATCAATAACTTGTTTTGTTAATTCAGTGGTTGGTTTACTTACACCAAAATTTTCAAACAGTACTCTAAAACGATACTGTAACTTTGGCATCAACAGCCCCTGAGCGTTTGCGCTTTGATCGCTTGCAACAGGAACGGTAAATCTATTTAAACTTGCGACTGCCATTTAAATTTCTCCTAAAACTTTTATAATAGTATTTATCTATTTCTTAAGACAATTTTAGACTTGTTCTTGTGTATATTATTAATATACACAAGAAAAAACCCCTCGTAAGGGGTTTTAACTTTATTATTTCTTTTATTAGTTGCCGGCAATAGTTCCAGTATTTTGAATTCTAACTGGAATGTATATAAATTCTACTGCCTTGACTGGCTCAATTGCAACATCAACATATAGCTCATTACGATCAATACGAGCTGGTGTATTGTTTGAATCATCACAAACTGACAAATAATCGTATAGTGCACGTTTTGCTACTAGATCATTTAAGAAGCTATCAATAACACCTTTTACTTCGTCTCTTGTAATTTTATCGTTTGGCTCAAACAAGAACGGACGTACTATTAGATCAAGTTGTAGTCTTATAAATGCAGTAAGTCTAGCAACATTAACTCTGTCAATTGCACTAGGCACGGTGGCTCTAGTTTTTTGCCCAAAAGCAACGATACCAGTTTGTGGAGTTTGTACTAATGGATTAACACGATTTTCGTAGAGTGTATCCCTAACTCCTTCACGTACACCAATTGATACAAATTCTCCTGCGCTACCTAAGTAACCTAATCTTGTTGCATTATCCACTGTGCCACGGCGTGTTCCAGCTGGCGCAAACCATGGATAGCTAACTTGGTCGCTACGGATCATCATACGCATAACAGCGTAACTACTTGGCATAGCAACACTATTTCCACTTAAATCAGAGCCTAATACTGAAGGATACCAAACACCTACATAAGGATCTGATGTTACTAATGCTTCTTCGCCATCGACACCAGAAAGATCTGCATTTGTTAACCAATTTGTTAAGGCAGTACCTTCACTTGCGACACGCATAGGGCTATCGCCAACTACAAATGCAGTTTGTTTTCTGTCGTTGTTTAGTTGAACCATATTTTGTATCAGCTCAGGGTAACCAGGTGCTGCAATTAAGTTAAACTGACGTTGCTCTTCACGTATAGATGTATTGCCGTCAATTGCTGCCTTCATAGCCGCAGCAACAACATTACGTTGTGCTTTACGTCCAAAAAATGCATGACCATTTTCTCTTGATCCACTAACTGATACCCAAGTATTTTTTTCAGTTGGCAATGTTTTACCAGCGTAGTCAACAGCATTAAAGTAATCAACACGGTACTCTTTAACGTTAAAGCTACTTCGTCTTGTATTAATTAACAACATTCCTCTTGGATACAAATCTCCATCTGGTGCATCGAGATCTAAGTAATCATTAGTTAATAATGATTTTATAGTAGGTATTGTACCAGTGTTTACATCTGTAGTACTATCCCCCATAAATCTTGCATCAGCAAAAAGAACACCATCTTCGGATATCTGGTCTGATGTATTAATTGCTACCCATTGATCAACAGACGAAATTGCCTGCCATCTATAAATGCTTGGGTAATTTTCTAAGTCAGTTGTATCGATCCAAAGGTCACCATACACCAATGCTGTTTTGTCACTTTGCTGTGTTGGTGCTGTTGCACTAAAGATTGGTCCATTAGGATCGGTGTTGCTTAGGTTAAATCCTCTTGCATCATTGGTTACGTTTTGGTAACCTTTCCAGTTAGTTCCGTCGTGAACCATAATGTCTACTTCGCCAGTTGATCCCCAATACCATTTTTGTGTATTCAATGGGTCAACACCAGGAGCGTTGTTACTAACTGTTATTTCTGTAACACCCCAGTTACTAACAATAATATTATTGTTTGAACCAGCTCTAGCATAAGTGCTGCTACTTGTAATTCCGGCATCTGCAAGAGGAGTACCACTTACTTCTGCTATCTCGAGAACGCCGCCTCCAGTATGAGAAATTGTAACTTCACCTGTTGATAATACCGAAGCACTAACATTAGCTAAACCAGCAGCAAGAATATCTTCTACCATGCTGGCTGCAGTAGTACCAGTTAATGTAATAGTAGTAGCTGCAGGCATTGTTGTAGATTTTGGAACACTAGCACTAATACTAAAGCTTTCGCCAAGTACTAATGTTGGACTAGTGCTTGAACCAGTAACTGTAGTATTGCCTGTTTTGTCTCTATCAAAGACTTTGTATGTTACTGTATCATTAGCACTTACATCGTACTGAACATACACTGATCCAACTGGTATACTACTTCCACCTCTTAGAGGATCGTATACGGCATTTGCACTTTGGTCATTTTCGTATAGTGGTGCACTAACTAATTCCCAAGCATTGGTTAGTGTGTTGTAACGCTTTACTGCAAAACTTGCACCGTTATTAACGGCTGTTGTTTTAACCCAAACACTCTGGCTTGGTCTTGGAGCAGAGTCGCCTGATTTCCACTGCGGAATATTAGTGTGTGATGCTTGTGCTACTGCTGGACGGTAGTATGTTCCAGCTGTAATTTCTAAGTCGGCTAGTGGTGTTCCGGTGTCGTTTGCAATAATCATTGCACCATCGGTTGTACTACCATCGCTTGCTGCAGTATCATCAATAAAAATTTGTAACTTGCCCGAAGATGCACTTGCAGTAATACCAGAAATACTTGCATTGGTAATGTCTGTTGCAAGTGTTGTTACTGTTGCACCAGTTAATGTTACAACAGTACCATTGATCTCAATTGATTCTGAAGCAGTTAGAGTAGGGTTTGTAGTACCGCTTGTTACTGAAGGAATACTATTCATCCAAACTGTACTTCCTACTAGTACCCAATTGTTGTCTGTATTTTTGTAATATGTTGGCAATGCAACATTTGTCCCAACTACAGCATAACTTCCTACAGTACCAATACTTGCCAGCGGAACGCCGCCGGTTAAATCTGCAGTTTTTGTAATCACAATTGGAGCAACAAGGTCAAATTCTTGATCTGTGCTATCCCATTTAAAGATACCAAAACGTGTTGTGTGTGTTTCTAACCAATATGTCATATCTGCCGGTGCAGATGTTGGTCTAGTATTTTTACCAATTAACTCGCCAAGGTCAATATCTGCTCTTAGTACATATGCTCGGCTAGTTGTGCCAAGCAAACTGTATGCAGTTTGTAAACCATACTCATTTAGTTCATAACCATGAATAGGTGTTCCGCTTGTGTCGGTATAAAATGTTGGTGTGCCAAAGAAATTTACTACATCTCGTTGACTTGTTAGTACATAAAGGTCGCCTGCGTTTGCAGCAAGCGTTCCTGTTGCAACTGTACCTTGGGGGGTAAGTTTGTTTTCTGCGCTTGCAACAATTACAAGCGGAACAGTAGATACTGAGTTTGGAGCGTATTGACTTTCGTCTGTAATACTTACGTCTACTCCTGGAGATACTAATGCCATTGTGTTAGATCCTTTTTAAATATAACTATATTTAGCTATTTAATCTTAAAATAGCGGTTTTTAACTGAACCTTTAAAACCTTTAAATAGTAATATGACATTAAACAACTGTAAAGTATGCAATAAGAATCCTGTTACTGTAAATTATGTACGCAACGGCAAAACCTATTATAGGAAGATATGCTATTATTGTACAAAAGAAAAAAAGCAAGCACAAGATCAGAAAAAACATCTATTGAAAAAAAGCGGATATCTCAAAAAAACAACATGCGACAGGTGCAATTTTATTAGCAAAACTCCAGAACAAATAAAAATACACTATCGAGACAGTAATTTATACAATGTGTCATCGAATAATTTACGTAGCTATTGTATTAACTGTATAATTGAAGTAAAAAATAATCCTGCTGCAGATAAAAGATCTATTATAGCAGATTTTTAACTATTTCTTTTTAGGCTTTGCTGGTCGCCGCGCCTTATTTAAGATTTTAGTTAGCAACGAACTAGGATCGATACGTTTGGTTCTTTTTGATCGGCGTGCTGCTCTTGCTGACGTTTTTGCTCTAGTCTTTTTCATTTGTATACGTTTAGCAATATCAATTGGACCAAAACATGCTGCCATGTTGCTTACACGTTTGCCTGCCCTAGGACCGCTGCTACAAGAAAACTTTTGAGTAGTACTTATACCGCCGTTTTTTCCCTTCTTACGAGAAAACACCATACTAGTTTCGCCAAGGTTATTGTTATTTGATTTATTGGAAAATTCATGTAATCTCATAATTTTATCCTATCACAAACCACATTGGTGCGCCACCGTCGACATAATTAGACAAATCTTGTAATAAGGTAGCCATTTCGTTTTCTGCTTCTGCTTTAAGAGCTGCACCATTAAGAACAGTGCCACCAGCTGGACCTGCAACAGTAGCAAACTTTTCTCTAGCTTCACCTAAAGATTTTTTAACCATTGCTTGTGTATAACCTTTAATCCATGGATAAGCATATACATCTTGTAGCAACATAAAATCAGGCTTTTGGTTATGTGCCCAAAGCAATACTGATTCTTCGCTATTTCTTGGGCGCCTAACTAATGTAAGTTTTTTAGTCGAGGGATTAAATGTATAATTTACATATCCTCCAAACATCTTACTAGCTTGCTCCTGGTACTGTGCAAAAAATTCATAGTTTGCAAGCCCGCCGACACGACCACTTTGTAGCAAATACATATTCATAAAGCCAGCTTCAAATGGCTCAAGACTTGTAGTACTACTACTGGCACTGCCAAGAGTCCTACGGAAAACTTGCTGAACACTCATTACTTCTGTTGGTAGAGTATATTCGTTTTGATCTTCTACTAGATCTAAAAAGAGATAACTTTCTTCAACTGCATTACTACTACGCTGTCTATAGGTTTCCAATGACTGTTTAAATCCATACTCGTAATGTGCTGGATCTAATTCAACATCAACCATGTCTCCGCCAAGATTATAGTATATGCTTTTAAATAATTCAGATTTTAATTCATCAATTGTTGCCATACTATTATTTATGGCAATTGAGTAATATTAAAATTGCCAACAATTGCATATTGTTTTCTACGATGCTTTTAGAATCACAGTATCGTTATTAAATCTACCATTAAGTTTTATTTCAACAGCATTGATATTGTCCATAAACTTTCGCAGTACAACTTTACCAGCTTTTTTAAATTCTTTTAGCTGCACTTCAGGTTTGCGTAATGTTTTTTGAACGCTTAGTTTTTCATCAAAGAACAATAATGTTGTACCTTTTACCTGTATTGTAGTATGCTCCTCGGCCACATACTTGCCTAGCTTTCGTGTTTTGGTATTAAAAACCCATACTTCAGTAGCACCAACTATATCAATTGGATTGACGCTGACAAGTTGATATTTTTCATCTCGTACTTGATACTTGATTTTTGCAACCATTTTTTCTTTACTTGGTGCTTTTTTGACACGAGGCTTACGAGTAACTTTTGACGATTCGATGATCATATCCAAAGAACTCATAAGATTTTCTAATCCAATAAGCCATTTCTTGGCTTGATCTTTGCTAACATGTGCATACCCTTCTCGTATTTGTAATGCATAGTCGGCTAGCAACTCATCTTTAATTTTTTTAATTTCTGCATTTGATGGCATATTAACTACAGTTTGTGCTTCAGCTAGTTGATCTGCATAAAAGTTTTTAATTTTACGAGCATGTGCTTGGGATATATTATTTTTAACAAAATGATTTGTAAAGTCAAAACTTTTAGGATCAAATGTGCTTGGACTAGAAATAATATCCTCTAACCATTCTTCAATAGCATCACACGCATCCATTGCTTGATTGCGTATACGTTCCTGAATACTAGGTACGTAAATATTCTTTTTAGTAGATTCATCAACTTTCTTTTCTTCAAGTATTTCTGTACCTTCTTCTGCTAATTTAAGAATCCACTCGTCGATGCCTTTGCTGTATACCTCGGGTACAAGATTAGGTTGATTAGTTAAAAGGTATGCTGCACAAGCCCAATGGCTTTTCCCGCCAATTTTCCAATCTGGTAACTTGTTAATTGCACTAACAGTCTTCTTGTTGTAATTATTTTTAATGTATGTTTTGACAGTTGTTAACCACTCCTTTGATTCAACATCGTAATGAGTATAATACTTGGCTTTGTTCCAAGTTAGTCCTTTTGTCGGCATAAGTGGCATCATATTTGCGCCTCGACGTACCGAACGTGATGTTTTCTTTTTAGGTTTTATTGCTACTTTATTTGCTTTAGCCATGATCAATCCTTATTACGATACTTGTACACAATCAATTGCCACGCAGAATCATTATCTACCTGGGCAAGTTGTGTATCGTGTATTTCAAACAATTTGCAAAATAGTTCACCAGTTGTCAACGGACCAGTATATGTGTCAGCTTCACTAATAAA